TAGGCCAACTGCCGACAGCGTACCGCTTAAGATCAAGACCGGTAGTGCGGTCATCGCAACCGGTGTGGATGCCGAAGACACCATTCCATTTGGTAGCACGTTTACCGGAATCTTCTCGGTCTTCGTTCAGCTTGGGGACGAGCATACGGCACCCTATACCCATGTGAATGGGGTTTCTGTTGGGTCGAGATCATTGAACACCGGCCTGCTCAATTTCACGTGCAAAGACTATACCACCACCGGGTTTAACATCAAGGCGACGGTACCTCCGGTTGAGCCCGGTTCTCCGATTGGCCAGTTTGATCTACCTGTTGGAGTTGGTGGGCTAACAGGAGTTCGAATCAATTGGCTGGCTATTGGTTGGTAAAAGTTGTGAGTCCAAACCGTCAAAATGGGAGTGAATTGTGTCAATCTCAGTCACGTCCCATGGGGACTTCAACATCATCGAGACCTTCCTGAAGAAGGTTTCAACAGGAGACTTCTATTCCCGGCTCGATTCCTGGGGGCAAGCTGGGGTGGAAGCTCTAAGTCGCGCAACTCCAAGTGAGAGTGGTAAGACGGCTCAGGGCTGGAAGTACCGAGTTATCAAAAGCCGAGTGTACCCAGGAGTTGAGTGGTACAACACTCACGTTAATGGGAATGTAAACATCGCTGTATTGATTCAGTATGGCCATGGTACTGGCACTGGCGGTTACGTTCAGGGCATTGATTACATCAACCCGGCTATGCGCCCATTGTTCGAGAAGATCGCTGACGACATCTGGAAGGAGGTCACCGCATGAGTGGAGTAGACAACAAGATCGTAAAGATGACGTTTGATAACTCATCTTTCCAGAAGAATGTCAGCCAGACAATGTCTTCGCTTGACGCTCTCAAGAAGTCTCTGGACTTTAAGGGGGCTGGTGAAGGTCTGAAGAACATTGGTGCCGCCGCTGGTAAAGTGGATCTGTCTCCAATCCACACGTCAATTGACGGTGTTAACAGTGGCTTCTTAGCTATGGCCACGGTTGCTGCTACAGCAATTTCGTCCATTACAGCTAAAGCGGCTGCTGCTGGAGGCCAGATTGTCAAGTCGTTGGCGCTTGATCCAGTTATGGATGGCTTCAAAGAGTACGAAGTCAACATGGACTCGATTCAGACGATTCTTGCAAATACCCAGAGCAAGGGTACTACGCTTGATGATGTCAATGGTGCTCTCGATGAAATGAACACCTATTCCGATAAGACCATCTACAACTTCTCGCAGATGGCAAAGAACGTGTCGAAGTTCACCGCGGCTGGTATTGATCTGGATACTTCAGTGTCCTCGATTAAGGGTCTAGCTAACGTTTCGGCACTCATGGGTGTTAAGAACGAAGAGGCCCAGCGCTCGATGTTCCAGCTGTCGCAGGCAATGGGCTCTGGCGTGGTTAAGCTCAAGGACTGGATCTCTGTTGAGAACGCTGGTCTGTCAGGTGAGGCGTTTAACAACGCACTTGTTCAGACAGGTCAGGCACTTGGTGAGCTCACTAAGATGCCCGTTGGTTCAACCTTTAAAGACTGGACTGATCAGAACGGCTCGTTCCGTGATTCTCTGGAGTCTGGCTGGTTGACTACAGAGGTTCTGACTACTACTCTTGGCGCACTTGCTGGCGACCTAGATGCCGTGCAGTTGTCCGATATGGGCTTCAGCGACGAGCAGGTTACCCAGATGGTTGCGCTTGGTGAGACTGCCCTTGCTTCGGCAACGGATGTTAAGACCGCTACGCAGCTGTACCAGACGCTCAAGGAAACGATGGGCTCTGGCTGGGCTAAGACCTTCCAGACAGTAATCGGTAACTTCACCGAGGCCAAGGGACTGTTCACCAACCTGAATAACTTCTTCGGTGGCTTCATGCAGAGGTCATCGGATGCTCGTAACAACCTGCTTGCTGAATGGAAGTGGTTCGGCGGACGCACGGTTCTGTTCGAGGGCTTTACCCGAGGGCTGAACGCGATCCAGATTGTGTTGGGCGCTATTGGTTCTGCTTTCCGAGAGGCTTTCCCAAAGAAGACCTCGTTGGATCTGTATAACATAACGGTGGCTTTCCGAGACTTTGCTAAGAAGATGACTCTTAACGAAGAGGGTCTTAAGAGAGTCAAGCAAATCTTCGGCGCCGTGTTCTCAGTCATGAGCATTGGTGTTGCGATTGTCAAGGGACTCTTCAGTGTCTTCGGCGCTTTGGTTGGCGTGTTCTTCGATGTTATCGGAGGATTCGGAGGCGCAGCAGGCTCCGCGGGAGATTTCATTTCGAAGATCCGAGAACTGCTCGTCGATAAGGGTGGGATCGCAGCATTCTTTAAGATCATCACGGATAACATCAACCGATTCGGCGAAGCTATTCTGTGGGTTAGAGATAAGCTCGGTGGTATATTTGACTTTGCCAAGGAAAAAGGTGCTGAACAATTCAAGGGCACCCTTGACACCATCAAGAAGTCGTTCGGCGAGCTGAGTGATTTCGCTGAACAAGTTGGGGATAAGATCCCCGCAGCACTTCAGGTAGTCAAGAACATATTTGGCGAGCTCGGAGATGCTTGGAACGGGCTTGTCTCCATCATCACGCAGGGCGATTTCATTGGGTTTGGTAAGTTCTTCGATTTCCAGGAAGACAGCAAGGTTGTTGACTTCCTGTTTGATGTCCGAGAAGCCATAGTCAATTTCTATAGGACCATTACCGGGTTCGATGTTGGGGGCACCTTCGATGGTGTACTCTCAGAAGTAGGCGGTTTCTTTGAGGGACTGTGGGCTAAAATCTCGGGTTGGGAAACATTTTCTCAGGCCCTAGATGATATTCGTACCACGATCACCAACTTCTTTACCGGTTTGTTCGACGCCACAAAGGGCGCTGGATCTTCCGCAGGAACGACCTTCAGTAGTATTGTCGACGGCATTCGTTCCTTTGCAGCTAATCTGTGGGATACCGTGATGAACGGTCTTGGACCTATTGGCGAAGGTATCTCAAACTTCTTCACCAACATGTTCTCCGGGATCAAGAATGCTGGCGGCGGCCTAAGTGACGCTGTTAGTGGACTCATGGATAAGATCAAGGGCGCTTTCAAGGACGACAACTTCAATAAGATCATGGCCGCGCTAGGCGCTGGTATTGGTATATCTTTGACGAAGTCGCTGTCCAGGCTGTCTAAGGATGGCCTGAAGTTCGACTTTGGTCTTGAAGGTGCCGCGGAGAAGTTTGTTAGTGCTTTGGATAACCTTCAGGGTGCGATCAAGTCGTTCCAGAACAACATTCGAGCTGATACCCTTCTCAAGATTGCCATTGCTATGGCGGTTCTTGCTGCATCGATCGTAGCGTTGACCTTTGTTGATGCTGAGAAGATTGGTGTTGCGATGGGCGCACTTGCCGCTGGAGTTGCGACTCTGGTTGGTGCAATGGCGCTTCTTGGTAAGATGAGTGCTGGCGGAGTTAAGTTTGCTGGCATAGGTATCGGTATCATGGCTGTTGCAGCGGCAGTACTCATTCTTGCTGCAGCGGTACTTGTGTTCGGTAACATGGACCCCGACGTTCTCAAGCAGGGCCTTATCAGTGTAAGCGTTGCTTTGTTGGCGCTTGGTGCTGCTGCGGCGTTGATGAGTAAGAATAGCGGAGGGTTTATCCGGGCGGCTATATCTATCGGCATCTTGGGTGTCTCTCTGATCGTCTTGGCTCAAGCTATTAAGTACTTTGCTGGTATGGATATTGGTACTCTACTCAAGGGTGGGTACATCATCACGGGTATCCTTATCTCTTTGGCTCTTCTGAGCAACATTGTAGACGGAACCGCGATGCAGAAATTCAGCATTGGTCTCGGCTTGGTGTCCCTCAGCTTGTGGGGTCTCTCCAAGGTTATTGAGAGGTTTGCCGCAATTCCATTCTGGGCAATGGTTCAAGGCTTGATTGGTATGGCTGCAGTTCTAGCCATGGTTATCATTACCCTACGATCTATGCCTGATGAAAAGAAGTCGAAGGCTAGTACTCTCGCACTCCTTGGTATGTCCGCCGCGTTGTGGATCATGTCTAAGGCTGTCGAGACGGTTGGTAAGATGGGTGTTGCCGGTCTTATCGCTGGCGTTCTGTCACTCGTGTTGGTGATGGGACTTCTTGTTGTAGCCGCTCTTCTCATGGAAGAAGCTCAACCTGGAGCCTGGGCTATGCTTACTCTTGCTGCTGCGCTAGCTGTTATGGCCGGGTCAATATATATACTTGGCCAGCTAGACCTTAAACAGGTTGGCATAGCATTAGCTGCTGTTGCCGGTGTCTTCATCATATTTGGTATTGCTGGTGCTCTTCTTGGGCCCGTAATTCCGGTGCTTCTCTTGTTTGGCGCAGCTATGTTGATGATTGGTGGCGGTGTTCTTCTGTTCGGTGCAGGCTTGGCCTTTATTGGTCTTGGTCTGCTCAACCTCAGTAAGATCAGCGCTGATGCTATTCCGAAGATCAGTAAAGTTATCCAGGCGTTCGTCAAAGAGATCCCTCTGATTGCTAAGGCCTTGGCTGAAGCTTTCGTCGACATCATCCGAGTCATCGGAAAGTCGGCTGGGGATATTGCTGATGCTATCGGTGATCTTCTTATTGCTCTTCTGGAGAAGCTGAACGAGATCATCCCGGTTCTTGGCGAGCTTATTGGTACGCTGATCGAGACTCTGTTGACTCTTCTCGAGGAGAAGGTTCCGCGGATTATCGAGGTTGGTCTACTGCTGCTTACCTCGTTCCTTACTGGAATCCGAGATAACATGGAGCTCATCATCACGCTTGGGCTTGATATTCTAGCTAACTTCATTCAGGGGTTGGCCAATGGTATCCCCTTGATCGGCGAAGCTGTTCGGAATCTTATTGGAGCTCTCGTTAACGAGGTCGTCCTGAACATCCAGCTCATCATCAATGCTGGCGTTTCTATCCTAGTAGCACTTCTGAATGGTATTGCTAACGCGATTCCGCAGATTGTGACGGCAGTGGGTAACGTGATTACCGCTTTCATCACTGCTATTGGTGGCGAAATGACCCGAATCATCAACATGGGTGTTATCACGTTGCTTAGTTTCCTTTGGGGAATTACCAACAATCTCACACTTATTGCTGGTGAGATGCAGAAGATGTTCGATGCTCTTCTGGACACTATCGAGACGGTTCTTCTTGGTGACGGTAAGGGTAGTGGTGGAGTCATCGACAAGGGCATTGCCTTTGTTAAGCGCTTCTTGTCTGCCATGGTGGATAAGACTATTGACTTTGCTAACTACATGGGCGATCTAGTTGTCGCTCTTCTTAACGGTCTTTCCGAAGCGGTTGAAACTCACTCCAAAGATATTCGCACTGCGGCGGGACGCCTTGCTATCGCAATCATTAACGGTATTACCGGCGGTCTTTGGGACAATATCAAGAAGGTCAAAGATGCTGCTTTGGATGTGGCTAAGTCCGCCGTCGAAGCAGTTGGTCTCGGTTGGCTTGTCAAATCACCCTCTAAGGTATTCTACAAGCTGGCTCAGTATGCCGGTGCTGGTATCGTTAAGGGCTTCGTAGATAGTGAGGCTCCAGTTGGCGCCTCCGCTGCCACTTTGGCTACCAAAACGGTTAAGTCGTTTAACGCGGCTATGGTAGGCATTGACTTCTCGGTTATGGATGAGTTCAATCCAACTATTACCCCTGTGCTGGATCTCACCCGCGTTGGGCAAGACGCTAAGGGCCTTCAGGGTCTCCTTGGTGGTAGCTCAGTCGACGCCTCCCTGTCTGCAAGTCAGGCACGGTACTTGTCTGCAGCTCAGCGAAAGGCTCCCGAACCAGATGCCCCTGTGGCCGCTGGGAACGGAGGAACGCAGGTGGTCTTCAACCAGACGATTAACGCGCCTACTGCACTTGGTGCAAACGATATCTATCGAAACACCAAGAGTCAGCTGGCCATGGCGAAAGAGGAGTTGAAATTATGAACTTTGATACTGTAGATCTTCTCTGTTCTTGCTCAAACGAAGTTGTCTCGATGGCATTTAAGGAGCCCTCTCTTGAGGCGTCATATACTATAAAAGCCATTGGAGGCCTCGACGTTGACGAGATCTTCACAAGTTATATCGGTAGGGGTACTGGGACTAATCCGCTCTACAGCATGGGTATTGGTAAACGCGAGGTCGTTGTCCGGTTCGCAATTACTCCGAGATACGCTATTGGTGAGACTGTCAACTCTTTGAGGGACAATATTTACCGAGCTGTCTCTGCTAATAGAACCGGGGCAATGACCCTGCAGTTCAAGAACAACGATCTTATTGTGGCTTCTATCAAGGGGTTCACGACAAAGATCGAGGCACCGCAGTTCACTGAGACTCCTGAGATTCAGTTAACTCTGGATTGTAGTAAGGACCCACTTCTGCGTTCGGAGACTGTATATTCTCCGAGTACGTTGGACTTCGACAACAATCTGGCTATAGTTGACGATGATGTGTCAACGGCTCCTCACGGGATGGGAATGTCGTTCCTGTGTGGTACAAACACGCCGTCATTCACAATCACTGATGAGTCAGATGCTCCCTGGGCGTTCACTGTATCGCCTGGGACAATCGGAAGCTATACCGGCTTTCAGGTCGGCGATTCGTTGCATATTTCGAGCGAGGATCGGTATCATCAGCTGTTCTTGGTCCGAGGCGGCGTAACAACCAACTTGGCGCAGGGACTCAGTCTTAACTCTGTCTGGCCGTACATGTACCCAGGGCAAACGATCTTTAGGTACTCAAGCCAGTTCACATGCACTGGATGGATTTATAGGCAAGCTTTCTGGGGGATCTGATATGGATATTTTCACACTCCCAGCTGTCGGAAATTCATTCAACCTTACAGACGGTCGGATTGTTAACGACTACAATCGGGCTACTTGGATCGAGAGGTATGTCGAAACCTCCGAGTTCACAATCGAAGGGGCAGTTGACTCCGGGCTTCGTGAGCAAATGCCTGTTGGACACCTTGTCTCGCATGCCGGTACGGATGAGGTCCTGGTGGTTACTGACCATCAGATAAAGACCAGTGAGGGCGAACAGGCGCTTGTTATTACCGGTCAGGCTTATGAGAAAGATGTTCTTGAGAACCGAATCATCAATAGCAATAAAGCCTGGACCTCACCTATTCAAGCTTACCCTCAGCCCCAGTATACGCTTGACGCCGCCTATGCCTGCCTTCAGGCTCGGTATCTTATTAGTCGTCATATTGACTGGCAGGATCTTATAGACGATAATGATTCCCTGCCCCAGACTAACGTATATTTGGACGTGGCGCACATTAACGCTACGTATGGCCCACCACTTCTTGATGCTGAAGAAGACACCTTCGACAGAATTCCAGTATACGAAGCTGTTCTGAATTCGTTGGCTGTTGATAATCTTGGTATTCGAACTCGCCGACCGCGTGGACTGATTCTTGACGATGGTCTTGATATTCCTACAAGGTACGGTCAGAACTTCCTTACCATCTATATCTATGCTGGCTTTGATCGGAGAAACACCGTTCAGTTCTCGCATAGGACGGATGACGTTCAGGAAGCTGAATACCTTTGGTCGAACAGACTCAAGAAAACGTCATGCCTTGTCTACAGTCGTTACTTCGCAGTTATGGTACATGGCCCAGAGGCGGGTTATGCTCGCCGCGTAATGACTCTGGAAGCAAAGGATCTGGATGAGCAATACGAGACCATTCCGACTGGGGCAACTCAAACTAGACTTATAGCAGCCCTGAAGCGCCGAGGGAAAAACGCTCTGGCTAAGAAGAACGCTGTTGCCATCTCTAGTGTCCAGTTGGACGACAAAGATCACACGTACAAGTTCAGGCAGGACTATAATCTTGGAGACTTGGTCTCTGTTTATGGTGAATACAACTCATCAACTTTCATGCAGGTCACAGAGCATGTGGAGATTGATGATATCACCGGCTCTACATCATATCCGACACTATCCGAAACTGTAGGAGGCTACTATGTCCCAGTTGGCAGGTATTAGCATGTCCAACAAACTCTATGATTGGACGAAACGCTTTGTTACCATCGTTTCACCAGCTCTGATTACCCTCTATATCACCCTTGCCCAGGTTTGGGGTTGGGTTGGGTATGAGAAGGTTGTTTTGACTATGGCGGCATTCACGACATTTCTTGGCGTAGTTATTGGACTCAGCTCCAAGCAGTACGGCAAAGAGGTGGATGCCCTGTTCCAAGACGATACCCATGGCAGCTGAACCGGATGTCGATGAGTATGCGTTACATCAGGTGCCAAGATCAAGGAAGCTATGGCACAAGTTTAGTGCTGTTGTAATCACCATGGCGGCGATCTTCATGCTCGTTGTCATATTCTGGCTGGTCTTTCCATATAAGACTGCGGAAATAAAACAACCCGTACCAGTTCTAAACAAAAACAACGAAGTGGCTATCGGCGACAAGCTTATACTAGAGATATCGGTTACTAAATACATCGATGCTTTTCCAAACCGGACAGAAATCATCACCTGTGATGATGGGAGCATCACGTTTGTGGATTCTGGAAGAACCTCTAATTTTCCTCCAGGAACGTATACTTTTGTCAACGATAGTAACGTGATTCCGGATAAGCTTGTGCCTGGGTCAAAGTGCATATACTATTTTCGGTATACTTACCGCGTAAACCCAATACGCGAGATCACCAAGGAATGGGATTCTGAGCCCTTCTTGGTTTTAGAGGGGGCAACCAATGGAAGCTGAAACGCCAGAAGAGTTTCGTTTGGAGATTGTTCGGGATGCAGTAAAACGAGTTGAGGAAGACGCTAAGGAGTTTGAGGTTAAGCTTGAGCGAAAGTTTAACGACTACGTTCTGGCGTTGGTCTTCAATAACTACAAAGACTATGTGGATCAGCGGTTGAAGCCTCTGGAAAAGATTGTCTACGGGCTGGTAGCACTGGTCCTCATGTCGGTTGTTGGAGCTTTACTCGGTTTAGTTATCCTGTCTAACGGCTAATAAAAACAAGGAGAATAAGTGATTCTTGAAGTTGTTCTAGCGCTAATCTTGGGTATCTTACTAGGTGCCCTTGTAATGGGAGGCATCATCCGTTTCCGCAAAGCTACGGGGGAACTCGTATTTAATGAGACGGAAGATGGGCGTACATACACGCTGAGGTTGGAAGAGGAGCCAGAAGACCTCATCAAGCGTCGTTATATTCTGTTTAGGGTTTCCAATAGGACGCACTAATTACACCTCCTATAATGGAGACCCCTACAGAAGGAGAACAATGAGCAGTCGAAAGACTAGTGAGAAGAACCTTGACACCCTGATCCAACGCGTCGTGAACGACATGGAGCTGTATGGTCCGGACTCCGAGGAATACTCCAAGATGGTGAAGCACCTTGAATCTCTCAACCGAATGAAATCACAGAAGTGGTGGACTCGGCTGAGTTGGGACACGGTTCTCATCGTCCTGGGCAACCTCCTCGGCATCCTGATCATCGTTGCATACGAAGAGCGAAACGTGATCTCGAGCAAGGCACTTAGCATGACTCAGAAGACGAAACTCTGAGGTAACAGAAGTAGGCGCACCGACACAGGAGTCGTGTATGGAGAAATCTATATGCGGCTTCTGTGTTTTTGCGTTCTACAACTACTCTTAATTTTTCCCGCGGGGAGATTTTCGGACTAACAATCCGATCCGCAAGATTTACACTTCCTGTAATGGAGAGTACGCTAGCTTCGGCTAGTACGCGGACGTGTATACATCCGTACTTTTCTTTTTTGTCTGGAGGCTTTATGGCTAAACGAGTGACCATCTATCAACCCATAGGAGAAGCATACGTTATGAGTAACGGATCAAGTAATTACGGGTGCGGCATGTTCCTTCTGGACTGCCTGCTGACGCTTGTGACCGGAGGACTCTGGCTCATCTGGGTCTTTGTCCGGGAGATGCGTAAGTAATGATCTCAAACTTCATCGCAAACACCAACAAATACACCACTCGTCATTCCCCAGTCATCATGACGGGAATTGGCGTGGCTGGTGTACTAACTACTGCATATTTGGCTGCTTCAGCTGGATTCAAGGCTGCCCGAGCCATTGATGAAGATGAGGCAAAGATGGGCATCTCTGATGACCCTGCCCAGCGGTTCAAGGAACAAGCTAGGTTGACCTGGCAGTTCTACGTTCCGCCAGTCATCACGGGTGCAGCCACCATCGGGGCATTTGCTTATGCAAGTCGTCTCGGCGCAAAGCGCACTGCAGCAGCAGTTAGTGCTTACACCATCACAGAGCAGGCCTTCTCCCGATACAAGGAGAAAGTTGTTGAGGAGCTTGGTCCTCACAAGGAGCAGGTTATCCGAGACGATATTGCTCGGGATCTTGTAGCTCAGAAGGCTTCGTCCGAGGTAGTTATTCTTGGTCGCGGAGAAGTCCTGTGTTGCGAGATGCATACACGGCGTTATTTCATGTGCGACATGGACCAGCTTCGTAAAGCTCAGAACGAGATCAACGCAGAGATCAACAGCCAGCTCTACGTCAGTCTGGACGAGTTCTATGATCTGATCGGGCTTTCGCCAACCGCTCATTCGAGCGAACTTGGTTGGGACTCCGAGCGCCTCATGGAGCTTGAGTTCTCGACGGTCATGACAGAGGACGGACGTCCCTGCTTGGCATTCGATTACAACTACGTCAAACCCATCTGAATAATCACGGAGGAATAATGGGTGCAGAAAAAGTGTTAACGGTCTATAAGGATGATCCAGACCCGATCAACCATCAGATCGCAAAGTTAGTTCTCACTACGCTCGGCAGCTGGTTAGCGGCAAAGCTCATTGAGACGGCATACAACGCAAAGTTCGACCTCAAGAAAAATACCAAAGGATGAAGTTCAATGCTTAAGCGCGACATTACCTACACCGATTTCAACGACCAGACCGTCACCGACACCTTCTACTTCAACATCTCCAAGAACGAGTTGATCGAGCTTGAGGTTGAGTACACTGGTGGCTTCAGCTCGCTCATTGAGCGCATCATCGAGACCAAGGAGGAGGGCCGCCTGGTTGGGGAGTTCAAGCGCCTCATTCTGATGGCCTATGGTGTCAAGTCTGACGATGGTAAGCGGTTCATCAAGAGCGATGAGCTTCGAGCCGAGTTCGAGACCCACGCGGCCTACCAGACGCTCTTTACGGAGATGGCCACAGTCGAAGGTGCTGCAGAGGCATTCTTCAAGGGCGTTCTCCCGGCAGACATGGTTGAGCCCAAGGATCAGGATAAGCCCGACGGTCCGCCCCGGGCTATTGCCACCACGGAGGGTCCTCAGTGACAGACTACCAGGGTAACAGCAAGAAGAGCAAGGAACAGCATCCAGCCGGAAGTGATACTCCGGTCAAGAATGTTGAGAAGGCTCAGCTGACGTCAAAGGTTGTCGCCCGAAAGAAGCCCCTTGGTACTCGAATCAAGGATGTTATCTTTGGGGGCGAAGTCAACTCCGCAGGTCGGTATATTGCTGGAGAGGTGCTTCTTCCGGCATTCCGAAATCTGTTGGTTGAGGCAACCACAAAGGGTATCGAGAGGATGGTGTACGGAGACTCTGCATATTCTCGCCCTCAGACGAGCGGGTACAAGCCGAAGTTCACGTACAACAACCCAATCAACTCTACTGGTCCTCGGCGACCAGCAAACCTTCCAGACCAGCCTCGTCAGCGGCCTCGCAACGATGACACCGAGATCATTTTCGGGTCGCATAGCGACGCCTCACTTGTTCTGGAGCGTCTGCAGGACGTTATCGACCAGTTCCAGGTTACCTCTATGGCGGACCTGAATGAAATTGTCGGACTTCCTACCACCCACGTGGACAACAAGTGGGGTTGGGAGAATCTCCGATTCGCTGAGATTCGGCAGACCCGAGAGGGGTTTGTTCTGAACCTCCCCCCTGCACAACCAATCTAAACGAGGAAACACATGCGATTTGTACCTAATTCAATCAGTAGGACGGTGATGACATCCGTCCTCAAGACGAAGCGAAGCTCACCGCAGCTGTTCTTTGGTGTCGGCCTTGTCGGGGCTCTCACCGGTACGGTCCTGGCGTGCAAGGCTACACTGAGGCTTCCGGAGGTCCTGGAGGGATTTGAGGAGGAGATTACCGAGCTCAAGGCTCAGGGTGATCGCCGCGTAGCAAACCCCGTGGACGACTACACGGAAGGTGACTTCAAGAAGGACGTCCTGTACGTCTATGGTAAGAACACGGTTGAGGTGGCTAAGCTGTATGCTCCGGCAGCAGCAGTGGGCACCATTGCTATTGCCTCTCTGACGGGCTCACACGTCGCTATGAGGCGTCGTAATGCGTCCCTGACGGCGGCATTTGCTGGTATGGCTACGGCCTATGACGAGTACCGTAAGCGCGTCTCATCGGAGCTTGGTACGGAGCGTGAGCTCGATATTTACCATGCTGCAGAGAACCGGATCATCCACACACCTGACGGTACCACAGAGGTCGTCAAGGTAGTGGATCCTAGCCGGTGGTCTCCGTATGCTCGAATCTTTGACGAGAGCTGCTGGGCATGGGAAAAGGGACCGGGTGTGAACCGGCTCTACGTCCAGACGGCCCAGACATATTTCAACAGTCGTCTCCAGGTCCGTGGACATGTGTGGTTGAACGAGGTGTACGAGCACTTCGGATTCGAGCACACTCGAGAAGGCGCTATTGTTGGCTGGCTTATGGGTGGTGATGGTGACAACCATGTCGATTTCGGCATGTTCGACGCCTACAACGCCGATTTCGTCAACGGCAACGAGAGGTCCATCGTTCTCGACTTCAACGTCGATGGCGTCATCTTCGATAAGCTTGGGAGGTAGTCATGTTGAATCATATTCGTGGCTATGCTTCGAGCTTGTCAAGTAGGCAGGTCCGGGTCGGGGTCGGCGTGTTCTGCGCTGGCTTCGGCCTTGGGGCCATCGTGGCTAAGCCTAGAAAGCCCAAGGAGATTGTCGTTGAGCCCGAGGTGAACCATGTCCTTCGGGACGTGCGCTTCGAGGAAGCCTCTATCGGTCTTCATCCGGGTACCCCAGGGGCAGTCATTCTTGACATCAACGATCGTTTGTTCAGCGCTGACGATGTCCAGGCACTCGAGGATTCTAACCCAATTGGGCAGGTGCTTTCTCCACCAGAGAACGACCCAGCAGACATTGAAGTTGACCTTGAGCGAATGCGTGCCCGAGATCTTCTCATCGAGTCGTATGGGGAAGAAGAAGGCATGCGTCGTTATCGGGAAGAGTTTATGTCTGACGAACCGGATGACAGCACTGTGACTCATAGTATCTTCACCGAAGATGAAGACCTCTGGGATCAGGAAGCAGAGGAAGCTACACGTACCCCAAGCGCTCCTTACGTCATCCACAAGGATGAGTTCTGGCGCGAAGAGATGGGGTATAGCCAGCGTACTCTGACCTACTACGAGGGTGACAACATTCTCGTGGATCAGGAAGATGTGCCCATCTATGCTTTCCCGACCATCATCGGTGAGCTGAAGTTTGGGCATGGCTCCCAGGATCAGAATGTCTTCTACGTTCGGAACGACGCTCTCAAGGCTGAGTACGAGATCATCAAGGACCGTGGACGGTACGAAGTTATCATCCTTGGTATGCAAGCGGAAGAGGCGGCAGAGCGCAGTAGTTTGAAGCACTCGCTTACGAAATTCCGACCGGATGACTGATCATGACTCAGCCAGTGGAAGCGATGTACTTCGATTGGCTCTACGCAAAGGTGATGCTGTCGGATCAACCGGCACTGTCATATTTTCGTCTGATTCAGACTCTTCACGAAACTGAGTTCGTATGGCT